CATTTTTTGTAAAATCAATCTCCTTTAACATACTTCATCAATATTATGGTTATAATCATATTTATAGAAATCACAGACAACCAGACAACTAAGTCAACAAAGTTCCAATTCACATACCATATAGACGTCCACAATGTCAACTGTCCGGTAAAACACACAGGGCATGCGCCAAGGGGTTTCGCTAACCACTCAGGTACCTTACCGGAAAAGAGAAACTTTTTCCAGAAAAAGAAAACATCATCCATTAAAATAACAGAAAAGGCATACCCGATAAATGAAACCAATAAGAATACTAACATACCTGAGTTTTAAATTTAATATCGTAAGCAAGAGAGAAAGCGTAATACGGTGCTGTCATATACTGCTTACCTTCTCTGAATGAATATCTTGAAAATATATTGGTGGTACTTGGAAATATTTCTGTGTTTTTAATGTAAATGCCCCTTTCTCCCGGAATGAATTTTGGGATAGATTTTATCATTTCACTAATGCATTGCCCTCTCGAAAGATCAACAAATTCCATGTTCACCCAAACAATCAATCTTACATTTGATACATACGTGCTATCTCTTACATGAACACTTACTGCCCTTGTGCCCCAGTCCTCCCAGAAAGCAATGCTTTTTTTCTTGCTGTCCGGCACGGCATCATTATAAATCTCACCATCAAGACTTGCAGGCAATATAGAGGATTTAGTTAAAACAGGGTATGCCACAGGTTTTAAAACGTCCTTATATGAATAGTCAATATGTTTGTTAAGCCTTTCTATAATGTCTGTTATCATTGTTGTGCTATTAAGTTTTGGAGTAAATTAGGAACTAAATCTTCCACCCGTCGGGAAACCCTGTTTATTTCTTCATTTGAAAGTGCAATTATGTTTTTATCTTCCTGCTCGCCCAACCAATTAGCAACCTGTTGCTTACTTGCTGGCGATTGATCACTTCTTCTCCTGTGTGCACCATCAAAAGATATTGTTACAGTGGCGCCATTAAACCTTGTTTCGGTATCCGTTATTTTCAATCCGTCAAACATACTTCCAGAGAAGTTTAGGTTTTTATATGATGTCTGCAATCCTGTATTTGATCTTCTTCTTCCATGAGACTTACTGTAAGGAGTAGAAAAACTATCACCACTTCCATGTTTCCCAGTTCCGGTAATCCTTTTTTTTACCACAGGTATAATTTCATTGGCAGCAATGGTTAATGATTGCTGAACAACATTACCAAGAGACCTGTTAAAATCAATAAGTGGGTTATCAGTTGCCATGACTTATCGTGCTTTTGGTAAAACCTTGCTCACAAAAACAATCGCTTTCAATGGGCATGTTTTTACTTATATATTTAACCATGTCGTTGTATTTTCGATCATAGAAACTTGCTGCATCTCTCAAACTTTCAATGTCACCCATGACTACCCTGTTTAACTCAGGAGTTCTTATCATTTCCCAAACCAAATTGCTCGCTGCCTTGTATTGTATTGCGGTTGCATAAGACATAAACATGGGACTTCTTTTCAGGTTTTCATTATCTGCACATATCGCCTTTGTTGAATCACACCTTATATCCAGGTGCAACATTATACCGTTGCCCTGATTCTGCCCCCGGTAATCCAGATCATCAATAGGGGAATTGAAACCACCTATATTCAAATACTGCCTGTAACCGTAATGAGTAAATCTTGGATTGTCAGCATTAAAGTAGAACTTATTGCAAGATGCACACTCTATTTTATTGTCCGCTGCTGTTAAACTGTTGTCATGGTAAAGATAGTATTCCACATATCTGTCAAGGTTCGGGTCAAACATCTCTAAGGACAATGGAGTTTCCAATGCATTGTATTTCGGTTTGCCTGCAACGGTTTCAAGTCCGGGAAAGTTCTCTACAACATCACCCCTGTTTGAAGCCAAATTAAGGTCTATAGTGCCTGTTTCTTTGAAAGTTAATGTTACACCTGTCAATATCATTTCAACGTCTCTGAGACTATTGCAAATCATTCTAACACCACTTGTGCCTGACTGATTGACGTAAGATGTAAATCTTGTGCTTCCTACTACGCCAAGATAACCCATTTTAGGTTTAGCAAACCTAAGCATTAAAGTAGTGAGGTCTGTATTCAACCTTAATATCGCAACACGTATAGCATTGTCAGACTTGTTCTTTATGTTTTCCCTCCATTCTATGTTATTGTTGCTTTCGGATATTCCGGCAATAGATGCCACTGCTTCCATGTCGGTAACATAAAGACCACTATCAGAAGTATAGTCAGGTGAATGAGAAACAATATTACCAAAACAATTTAAAATGCTATCCATGTCTTTCTATTAAAAACCCCCACCATTTTTAGGTGGTGGGGGCACATTAAAACAACCAAATATAATGAATGATGAAGAGTTACACTTTATGCAGTCGGTGTTGCAGTTGCAGTCGGTGTTGCAGTTGCAGTCGGTGTTGGCGTTGGTGTAGGTTCTTGGTTCCTGAACCTTAGAATGCCTGAATTATCTCCGCCCGTCTGAACTCCTTCTGTCTCAATCGCATCACAACCGAAAGGATTTTTAAACATATCTGCTGTAAGAACGATCTTCCAGTTATGTTTTAATACATCCTTGTATGTCCCATTGGTTTTACACTCGTTGTTGTAGTACACATCATAAGTAAAACCGGGAATAAACCGTGATGGCATAGTAAATCGCTCATCATGGAAGGTTCTGGTAACTGAATCTGGATTGAACGCCTTGTTCACCATAGCAACAGAACCCTGCTCAACCATGTAAGTATAGAGAGCGCCTGAGTTAACTGAATCAACATTGAAAAGGTCAAACCAAATTGGCATGTCGTTCCAAAGAATAAAGTCACCCTTGCCTTCTGCATTGGCATTGTTTGCCCTTGCTACATAAATGGTTTCAAACAGGTTGCTACCTGAAATCATTGCAGCGTTAGAGAAACGGTTCAACTGCATAACCCTTGCAAAGTACGCCATAACCTCGGCAGTCCAGTTTGAAGGGTCAATGTCTGTAATGGTGTTATCTGATGGGAAAAGTTGTCCTTTACCGTCAGTCACCTGGTTAACACCTGCAAACACATTAAGCCTTCCAATGCAGTACTGAGCAAACTCTTCTGCGATCTGCTTTTCTGCTTGCAGCATTAGTTTAGCAATAAGCATTTGTGATTCATACTCATTGTCTCTGAATTTGTCGTCATCGACCGTAAACCCTTTTGTAATTCTCTTTGTAAGGGAGTAGGTTTCAGCGTTGGTGGATGCTTCGTTACCTCCAATTTCGCAAGAAGTGTCTGCTATTGTAAGGTCTGAACAAACATTCTCCCACATGATTTCAACATCAAAATCCTTCTTGGAAGCACTGTTAAACGCTTCATTCAACCTTGCTGTTTGCAGGGATTGAAGATAATTTAATGCACTGATCTTTGGTATGAATTGTTGCTTGATTCTTCCATCTAAAAGCAACTGGTCTGCGTAATACCTCGATTGGAGTAAAGCGGTTTCTGAAAATTGTCCTGCTGTAATACTCATCTTTTAATTTAATTTTAAGATGTTTAATAATTTCATTTAGTATTACATCCGCTTTAAGTTTTCGGCTAACTTTCAAAGCAGTAGATGGTCACTGCCTAAGACCTTATTTTAATTAGCGACAGGTTTTTCAATTATGCCCTGATTCGCTGCACTTTCAAACATTTTTACCCTTTTAGATGGGTCTGTTTCTGCGTTGTAAGATTTAAGGAAATCAGACTTGTCTTTAAATCCCATTGATGAACCTCCTTCATTGGGGTCAACACCACTGTTGCCTCTTACTGGTTGTTCGCTGAAATCGAAATAATTAGATGCTGTGTTTTTAACGAAATCATCAAACTTTACAGGATTGTAGTTTTCATTCTCAATCCTCTTGCCATCCTTCATGATGAGATGGTTCCCGCTTTGGTCAACCTGATAATCAAAACCGTCAAGTTTCGCCAGAAAGTCCGCTTCCTGATTTGCTGCTTTTTTAGGGTCTTTTGACAATACGGGATTTAATGATCTGAAAATATTCCTTGCATCATCTTTGACCTTGGATAGGGTATTGTTTCGTTCAACATTTTTCTTGAAATTCTCATACTCAGAAAGAGTTTCGTCAAACTTCTGTTTAGGGATAAACTCATCTTGCAACTTTTTTTCAAGAGATACATAATCAGGATGTGTCTTTATATCATCCAGTGACTTCTTTGACACATTTGATACAACGTCATCAACCAAGTCAATACCAAACTTATCTGAGTTTACACCATATTTTTCTTTTAATTGTTGTTCAAACTTGGTAAGTGATTCTTTTTGCGCTTTCTTATACCCACGATCATGTATTTCAGTGAGTTGATCACGGTGATCATTTTGCATTTTCTCTATCCTGTCACGGTGTTTGGAGGAAAATGTATCTACAAGATTATCAGACAGTTTTACTGAACCATCTTCTGTTTTCTCAAACAAGGAATTTGCTTCTTCATCACTCATCCCAAAAACTCTTACTGCAAGGTCTTTAATTTGTTTCTCCATCGTTTTCTTCTTTTGGTTTTTCGTTGTTTTCTGATTGTTTTTTCTTTTCGTAAATCGGTTTTATTTCTATTTTCTCCCTTTTTGTTTTAGGAGTATATCTTTTTGCTTCTTTTTTCTCCTGCAAGGTATTTATAACCTCATAGTGAACACTTCTGCCGTCAAGTTTCATGTAGTCCCAAACATGACTGCCGACCTCTCTTACTTCACCATTGTGTCTATTCCTTATTTCTACCAATTTGCTCATTGTAAAGTTTTTTTAGTTTTTCAGAACCTAACTTATGATGGAAAGAAATATTGTTCTTTTTTAAATATTGCCTTATTTCATCAACCGTTAAGTCTTTTGATTTTCTTTTGGGGGGGGCAATGTCTGCTTCCGTCTTAATGTTGTCCCCTTTCCTCGTGGTCGGGGTGTAAGTCTTCTTAGATGAGTACTCCACAATGTTCTCATGAACAAGTTTCCATCCATCTAATCGATCTCCAAGAGCATTTAGTGTGCCCTGGGAAACCACCTTAATTCTACCATTTTTCTCTAATTTTGGCATGATTCAAAATTATTTATTATACAATCGGTTGAGTGTAATAAAATTATACACAATTATTTATTTTCACCTTTTTCTATGTATTCCTTTTCCATGACATGGTATATGACCCTTGCTGTCTCCATTGCATAATCATCCTCTGTTAGTTTACATTTATTGTAAAACATCCTTAGACAATCCCTTGTTGACATAGACGGCATAGCAGACTTCATCCCGCTGACAAAACCATACATAATCAAATCAATGGTTCTTCGCTTGTAGATTTTGGGGATATTGGTGTACTCACTTTCAATAATCATATCATTGATTTTTAACGTTGCCTGTTATATTGAAAAACCCAAATGCAACCTCCGTTAATGTCTGTGTTTTACTCATAAATAATTCAATCTCCTTTTCGTTCCTGATCTTTTTTACTGCCATATACTTCCTGTTTACTGTATTTTCAGAAGTATAGTGAGATAGACTTTTCCTATTTTCAATAATCTTAATATCAGGATAACGAGAAACCATTTTTAGTTTTGATTTATTAATCTTAAATGGTCTTCCATTGTATATGCATATATATTCTAACTCTTTTGACATTTTATTCTTTTATATATCTTATCCAATGTCTACAATTGTAACCCCCACACTGAACGAAAAAATCAACTCCGGGGATCTTTCCTTTCCATTCAAGATTATTCCATGATCTTCCTGTATCTACATCAAACTCTAACCCATTCCTTTCTATGCAAAAATCCCTACTCTCAGAAATTACTCCACCCTCATATCTAAATCTCCTGTAATCATATTTCTTAGCAAAAAAAGCAGTGGCAGAATTGTATGTCTTAAATATAGAATCAACAGACGGAACATAGAAATAATCATGAAACCTTCTACTTACGCTGTTTTGAACAGCCTTCTTAAAGTCTGGCAAAAAGGTGTCCGTAACCATTGACTGCTGTAACTTATTCACAACATCCTGTCTAATTGCAGTCATGCTTGCTGCCGCAAAAAGAACGGTTGCATGTCCCTGTCTCTCCGGTACTACCTTATTGCCTTTTACGCCAAGATATTGTTCTATAAACTTAACATCATCATAATTGGCACCATCCACATCAAACTCGGATGCAGCCTGTTTCAATACCTTTCTTATTGCCCCTACCATCCACGTCAAGTAAGCAACCATGTAAGCATCAAAGAACTTGTCCATCTCTTTTTCAAAGTCGTTGATCTTTCTCAGGTCTCTCTTTATGTATGCTTCGTTTCCAGTTGTGGAAAGTGTATCAAGAAACTGACTGATCACCTCCCTCAACTCCATCTTGTAGGAATCCATCTTCCTCCTGAGTTCCAGGTAAATTTTCTCCAACATTTATTTCTTTGTTTTTGTTTATATCCTTTATTATTTGGTCAACTATACTATCGATTTCTTCTTTCTGCTTTTTGCGATCCAACCTGTAAAAATCCTTGTTCATTGAGTTGTACTTTGTTTCCAATTCCTCAAATATCCATGAGAAGTTAGCCCATAAAACCCTTGTTTTTTCATCCGTTAGTGATGTGTTTGTTGCAATTATCTCAATCTCTTTTTTGTTTTTACCATTGAAAGGGAAGAAATAATTTTGAGTGTTGTGCCGATTCATCTCAACCTCGTCGTCTTCGTAGAGTATCTTGGCAATATCTTGTTCAATACCCTTCTTGACAAATTCATCTGCATTGCTGTCCCCAACTATCTTTAAGTCGTTATACAAATCTGTAAGAGCCTTCATCTTGAAATCTTTCCTGAATGACATTTTGTAAACCAAATTCTCATGCAGGTTTGATACTCTTGCTATAAGGTTTACAATAAAATTCTGCGTCCTTGAATATGCTTTTGCCATATTCCACAATGCATCATAAACGTGTTGAAGGTCTATGTTTTTGGCGTAAGCGGTCTCTGCAACGTTGCCCCTGGTAAATACCTCACTGTTATAAACTGCTTCCTTGCATTTTCTTGTTAGTTTCTCAATATGTTCCTCCTGAAATTTAAGCAATTCAACATCTCCCTTAACGTAATAGACCATCTTTGAAAGGTCTATAATGTCTTCTGCGTCTCTTGGTTTTGGTATTTGTAAAACATCCAGTGCCGTTGAGTGTACTTTTTTAGGGTCAACACCTTTGCCGTTACAGGTTTCACATTTAGTCCCATCTCTCATTTTGCCATTCCCCTGACACTCAGGGCATGGGTCTGTATATTGTATCTTCTGAGGGAAAGCATGTAGAGCCATCGTTAAATCTAACTCAGAATTTGCTTTCACTATCTTTTTAAGTATAGGTATAGCCTTGTAAATGAAAGATATATAAGTCTGCCTTGTCTGTAAGTCCCTGACAAATCCTGCAAACATTGCAGGGACAATATTTAAGTTATGAGGTTGAGGTATATGAACATCCCAATACGTGTCATTGTCCTTCATTACAGCAACTTTTCCATTGAAGTCATCAATAGGAAATTCCTTGTAATACTCTATGTCCGCTTTGTAGTTCCATACTATTTCATCCCATTTGCGGGAAAAAATAACTGCAAAGTCTTTTGAGTATAAAATATACATCTCAGGGTCAAAGTGCGTTTCGTCCCTGTGTACACATATCCAATCTAATACGCCATCTCTTTTTGAAAAATGATACACTTGGTCGGCAGGGTATTCAACTGGGTAGGGTTTAATTCTTTTGCCATCTGTATTTGTTTTCCAATCGACAACTATAACTGAATTAGGGTCTATATTATTCAAATCAACCCACGTTTCACTCATGTAGTCTTCCACTGATCTATTACCTTCCCAGAAGTTCTCTAACAGGTATTGTAATTCTGCCTGTTTTTCTTTGTCGTTGTCTATGTAAAAAAAATGTCTTTCAATTGAGTTTGAACGACTTATCTTTCTTTGGGGATCAATGTTGTTTCCGGCAACCGTTTCAGTAATATTTATAGTAAGGTCTACACGTTGCTTAAACTCATCCTCCGTTTCTCTCCTTGGAAATTTATGCATATAATTATCAATGCCATCCCCGGTGATAATGGCACGATACTCTTTTGCTTTTTTTACCGTGTGGTGATAATGCTTGTGTCTCTTGCCGTTTTGGATTATATCCTTAACTATGTTGATGGCATCTTGCTGTTCCATGAATATATTTTTGCCGTAAATTTACAAGTAATTAAGCAGTTAGACAAGTATATTTTTATTACACTCAACCTGTTTTTTCAAATATCTCTCTAACTATATGTATCGCCACCTGTTTGTACTCTGACTTGGCATTGTAGTTTAATATTTCTTTTTCCAGTTCAGCGAAAGTTAGTTTCTTTTGTTGCTTTTTCCAAACTTCGTACTGCTGGTTCACCTGTTTCATAGAGTTTTCTTGCATGGTATCGAATTTTAGTTTGTATAAATATAATTAACTCATCATCAAATCATTAAATGCAGCACATAGAAAGTAATCCATACCGTCAGAAAAGTGTCCAAATTTCTCAACATTAACTTTGCTTATCTTGTCTCTAACTACCTGCTTTACCTTATTTCTGTCCCCGTCCTCTAAACTATGGGTTAAGTCCTCTATCATCACCTTCATGTCTTTATCAATAATTATCCTAACATTGAACGAACCGAAAAACAACCTGTTTATAAATGAGTTTCTTTCAGATTGAAACGGATTTGACCTCGGAACTCTATTATCAGCAATGTATGGTTTAAGCATCTCCTCAATAATCATCCAATCACTTTTTTTTGAAGTTGTGTTTCTCCTTCTTCCGGTGGCATCTCCATACAAAACTACACCACAATTAAGGTAGTCAGTATAGTTGTCGATCAACTCAATACACATATCCTCTGTGCTGTTTTTTGGATGTCTCAACTTTATTTCCTTTAATCCGTAAACATTCCAAAACATGCCTTTGTTGCCTCTTTTGCCTATTATCTGCCAGATGGATGCTGTCATGTATGGGATAACGTTGAAATCAAAGGTAAGATGGACTGGTAACTTAGGGTCTAAATCAGTTTCTCCCACATGCACATCTGTTCTAAAGTTTTTATAAAACTCCATTCCTGTAAAGACCTTCCCCCATTGTCCAAGAACATACACCCGATAATTATTGGGGTCATGGATGTGGTTTTGTTCCAACCTTTCAATGTAGTCCGAATCAAGGAATTTATTGTCTTTGAATGTTGAATGAAGTGTAAGTAATTTAGACTTAACCCCATCCACGGTATTATCAAAGAATTTTGATTTCAACCAATGTAACTCAGAAACCGGGTTAAACGTGCAGATAATCTCCCTGTAATGAGGGAATTGCCCTCTCATACGTAAGTCAACCTGGTTTAAATCCTGCTCATCAAACTGGTCAGTTTCCTCTAACCACGCTATACTAATCTCCCTTATTGATTTAATTTTATCCTCCTCGTCAAGACCGGCACATCTTATGACTGCATTAAACCTGTCAAGGTAGATTATCTTCTTTGTTTGATTGTATCTTGCAAATGAACCTATACCAAACTGAGATATTACTTCTTTAAGGGTGTCGTAAACAGAAGCATCAACAGATGTAGATACTTTCCTGAAAGCGTAAACACGGTGTCCGGGTTCTTCCACACATCTCTTAATTATCTTCTGTGCTGCTGCGTGAGATTTCCCGCTCCCCGCACTGCCGTAGAGAACCTTAAAGAATTTCTTACTATTAAAAAACTCTATAAACTTGTCGTTATATTTTATATCAACATCCATTAAATAACAAGTTTTTTATCTTCTATGTATCCGAAAATCTGAGAAATA